GCCATGGCCCGTAGGCAGCACGTCAATCGGCGGCCCGGAGGTCGATGCGGCCCGAACGGTGCGACACGGCCTGAGCTTCGTCCCCATCGTGTGGATTCGCAACCTGCCCGGCGGAGACGGCATCGACGGCGGCTGTACCTTTCGTGCCGCCGTCGAGACGAGCATCGAAATCGACTATCAGCTGTCACAGGCCGGTCGTGGCCTCACCTATAGCTCCGACCCCACGCTGCTGATCAAGGAGCCGGCAACTACCGATCGCGAGCTGATCAAGGGCGCGGGGAACGCGCTCGTCGTCAGCAAGGATGGCGATGCACGCCTGCTGGAGATCGGCGGCACTGCCGCAAACGCCGTCATCGACTACGTGCGCGTCCTGCGCGAATTGGCGCTGGAAAGCGTACATGGCAACCGTTCTTCCGCCGACCGCATTGCCGCCGCCCAGTCCGGCCGCGCATTGGAGCTGATGAACCAAGGTCTCATCTGGCTCGCCGACAACCTGCGCATCTCCTACGGCGAGAACGGTCTGCTGGCGCTGGTTCGGATGATCATGGCCGCCGCGGAGCGCTACCCCATCACTGTGCTAGGCCGCCCCGCGATGACGATGGAGCCTGGAACACGCCTCTCCCTCGACTGGCCGCGCTGGTATCCGCCGAGTGCCGCCGACCAATTGGCCGAAGCCCAAACCCTTTCCACGCTTGCCCAGGCCGGACAGATCAGCCGCGAGAGCGCCATCCGCGTAATCGCCGATGAATACGGCATCGAGGATGTGGCGGCGGAACTTGCCCGCATCGCAAAGGAACACCCGAATGACGACTCCTGATACGCCTGCTGCCGATACCGAAACCTTGGATTCGCTTCGCGCCCGCGCGGCGGAGCTGGAGCAGCAGGTGCGTAGCCTCTCGGAACAGGCGCGGACCAACCTTGTGCTCTCAGAGCTGAAGGCCGAGGCCGTCCGTGCCGGCATGGTCGATCTCGATGGGCTCAAGCTTCTCGATACCTCCGCGATCACCGTTGGTGACCGCGGCGAAGTCACCGGCGCGGCGTCCGTGATGGACCGTTTCCGGCGCGCCAAGCCCTGGCTGTTCGGGGCTGCTTCCAGCACGACCACGGCGGTGCCGCCGCCCTCCCAGCCGCCACGCGCCAAGAGGGCCATCGACATGACGCCGGAAGAATACCGAGCCGCCCGCGCCGCCCTCGTGCGCCGCGTATGACATCCGCACTTCAACCCTAACCACTCAAGAGGATCGCGATGGGCATCCAGAATTTTCCCGTGGCCTTGCAGCCGATCATCCAGCAGGGCTTCCTGGAGCGCGAGTTCCAGCAAGCGCTGCGCTCCCGCCTCGGCTATCGGGCCGTCGCCGACCGCGAGGAGATCGCCGTCGGCATTGGTGAGACGCTGACCAAAACCCGCGCCGGCCTCAAGCCGAGCGTGACGACGCCGCTCTCACCGGCACTCAACACCAACCTCGACAACGGACTCACGACCACAAGCTGGGGTGTTGAGCAGTACACGCTGACGCTGAACTTCTATGCGGCGACTGCGGATCTGAACATGGTGACGAGCCGTGTGGGCATCGCCAGCCAGTTCCTGCAAAACGCCTATACCAACGGCGAGCAGGCGGCGCGCAGCCTGGACGAACTGGCGCGCAACGCCCTGTTCAACGCCTATTTCGGTGGCAATACCCGCGTCAGCACGACACTATCCGCCGCTGGCCCCAGCATCCATGTTGACGATATCCGCGGCTTCCAGAACGTCTTCGTCAACGGCGTTCAGTCTGCCGTCTCATCCAGCAATCCGCTATCCGTGACGGTCGGCTCCGATATCTACACGCTGATCAGCACTGCGGCGGATACGACCAACGCCTCCACCTCGCCGAACGGCATTTCCGGCACGCTGACCTTCAGCGGCAATGTGACAATCGCCGATGGCACTCAAAACAACTCCGTGGTGGCTGCCACCGCAAGTTCGATCCTAAGACCGGCGGGACGGGGCAATACTTCCCTCATTCAGGCGACCGACACCCTGACCATGGGCAACCTGCTCGACGCCGTGGCGACATTGCGGAAGAACGCAGTGCCCGAAATCGACGGCGTCTATAACTGCTACCTCGATCCCGTCTCAGCCCGTCAGCTCTTCGCCGATCCTGACTTCAAGACGCTGTTCACCGGCGCCACGTCGAGCAACGTCGTTTTCCATGATGGTATGGTCAACGATTTCCTCGGCCTCCGCTTTATCCCGACGACCGAGGCCTTCGTCCAGGCACACCCGACGATTGCCGGCCTCTATGTCCGCCGCCCCATCATCTGCGGTCAGGGCGCGCTCATCGAGGGCGACTTCGCAGGGATCGGCGCCGATGATGTGGCACCTACGGACTCCATCGTGACGATCGTCGACGCGGTCGCCATGGTGACACGCGAACCGATCGATCGGCTGCAGCAGATCATCGCGCAGAGCTGGTACTGGATAGGCGGATTTTGCGCGCCGTCGGATACGACGACGACGCCGCTCACGATCCCCACCGCGACCAACGCCGCCTTCAAGCGCGCGGTGATGGTCGAGCATGCGGGGTAACCGCCATGGCAAGCGGCAGCATCGCCGCCTTCAGCCCTGAAGCGACCGTCGGCGTCGCCGCCAGCACCACAAGCACGGCCGTGGCGCTAGGGGGCACCGGGCCGTCCCTGCTCGTCTTCAACGGCAGCAACAGCACCGCCTTCCTATCGCTCGGCGCCAGCACAGCGTTGACGGCTACGACCGCCGACCTGCCAGTGCCGGCCGCAAGCCAAATCCTGCTTGGCATCGGCGCCACCGTCAACGCAGCCGCGGTCATTCTCGATACCGGCACCGGGCCGGTGTTTCTCACCCGCGGTTCGGGCTCGTTCTACTGATGACAAACCCCATGGGCTTCAGCGACGCCGAGAAGACCGACATTCGGCGCTTCTGCGGCTATCCGGCATATGGGGCTGGGCCCTGGGGCTTTCAGGGCTCGCGCTTCTTCCAGGCCTACGGCCTGCTGGAATATCGCATGAACAACCTATCCTCTGCCGAAGAAGCCGTCTGTCGCACCTATCTTGGCACGCTAAGAGGGTTGGAGGTCGCCGTGCCAGACGCCGCCCAGAACCTCGACACGGACCAGGCCGCCGTCTGGAGCCGTAACCCGGACGAGGTGCGGGACCGTTTCGCCCTCCTCGACGAATGGCGCAGGCGGCTGTGCAGCTTCCTCGGCGTCCCGCCAGGACCCGCCTTCGCCAATCCTGGCATCAGGCTGGTCGTGTGATGGACGCCGCACGGCTGAACGACCGCGTGGCGCGCGGCATGGGGCAGGCTGCCCTGCACCTCGGCGAGACATACGAAACCTTCCGTCCACGCGACCCGATCTGGCCCTTGTCACCCGCCAATCGCCTGCTGTGCCTCAACGCGGCGTTCCATTCCGAGGACAAGGACTGGAATCGCAGCGCACGCTATGACCAGCCACTGTGGTTTGCCGTGCATGACACTGCCTATACGCGGCCTGGCGATTATCTCCGGGGACCGGGCGGCATCTTCTTCATTGCCGCCCAGCCACCGCTGCTGCCGACGGTCTGCGTGCTCACCAATCGTGAGGTGACGTTCACCCGCGCGGACGGCGCCCGCAATGCCGGCAGCAACGGCTATGGCGGCGTGCAGCAACGCGAGGATACCGTGCTCCTCGATCGCTGGCCGGCAAGCGTTCTGATGGCGAGCGCGGGGGCCCATAGCGCGGGCGCGTTGCCCGGCGAGCCCGGCCCCGCAAGCTGGATCGTGCGCCTACCTGCGCTCCATGGCCCGCGCGCAATCGAGCTGCGGCAGGATGATCTGATGATCGATGAGACGGGCACACGCGCGGCGATCAGCGCGGTCGAGCGGACCGAGCTCGGCTGGCGACTGACGGCGACACAGGCGATAACCTGATGGCTGACCAATCCGACGTCGAGAATGCGCTGGTCGCAGCCATCACCGCGACCCTCTATCCCAATGGGACAACCGCGTCCTCGGTCATTTGCCAAGGCGCAATCACTGTCCGCGTTTATCGGGGTTGGCCGGTCAGCACCGCGCTGCACGCCGATCTGGCGGAGGGTATCGTCAATGTCAGCGTCTTTCCGAGCGGAGAACCACGTGACACCACGCGCTACCCGACTAATTGGAACGTGACGACAGCGACAACACCCAGCCTCACCGTCTCTGTGGCGGCAAACGTCGTGACGTTCGGCGGCAACACGGCAGCCGGACAGATGGCTGGTCTGTCCGTTGATGGCGCTACTTACATCTATCTGGTCCAGCCGGGGGATACGACCGCATTGGTGGCCGCAGCACTGGCCGCCCAGCTGATCGCCGCCGGGCTTCTTCTTCAGATCTCCGGCGCCGCAGTGACAATCCCAAGTGCCGCCAGGCTCATCGCCCGCGTCGAACAGGCACAGACCGCCTACCGGGAAACCCGCCGTCAGCGGCAAAGCTTTCGCGTGAGCTGCTGGTGCCCGGCCCCCCTTCTGCGCGACCAGGTCGCGTCCACGATCGATGCCGCGATGGCGAATACCGCGTTCCTGCCACTTGCCGACGGCACCTCCGCCCACATCACGCTGGCCGGCGGCGCCACCATCGACCAGAGCGAGAACGCCAGCCTTTATCGCCGTGATCTCATCTACGCCGCCGACTACGCCACGACCCTCACCGCCGCGCAGCCGGCGATGGTGTTCGGCACGGGAACCTTGTCATCACCCGCCGGCACTCTCTCGCCGCTCCTCGGCTAAACTTAAGGAAACCCAATGCCCATCGTTCAACAGGGCTCCATCAACACCACCGCGCTGGTGGTGCCCGACCTCTATGTGCAGATCGTGGCGCCGCAGACGCTGTTGCTCAACGGTGTGCCGACCGACGTTCTCGGCATCGTCGGCAGTGCGACCTGGGGGCCGGTGGGCCAGCCAGTCGTCATTGGCACCATGGCGCAGTATTCGAGCAGCTTCGGCCCGGTCATG